CTCGTTGTTCCAAACCACCTTTAAGTCCTTTTTCCGTTGAGTAACTATTGATGTTAACCACTTTATTTAATGCTCTAACAACTTTTCTTACTTCCTCAAATAACAATTTGAAATCAAATTTATTGTTTTGAATGAAGTTCTTCAACACCATTGAAGATAATGTACAAATTGCGGTAGTTTCTTCATCAGTGTATTGATATATCTCATTACATAAGTTTGATTGTTTAATCACACCAATATTTTGATGATTTGTTTTTCGGTTGGCACTATCTTTAGAACATAAATAAGGAACACCCGTTTCAATCTGTGATTCATAAATTTTACCCCAAATATCTTGAGCTTTAACTTTTTTACCCAATCCAAGATCAACCGCCTCTTTGTAAACACTTTCGTATTCATCACCATAACATTCCTGTAATGGTGTAAGTCCGGCTTTTACAATCTCATTAGGGCAGAATAAATACCAATCACCATTTTCTTTAACGGCTCTCATAAAGTTATCAGGAATCCAAAGTGCGGTAAATAAATCACGAGCTCTCAATTCTTCAGCCCCCGTATTCTTTTTAATGTCAAGAAGATCCATAATATCTTTATGCCAAGGTTCCAAATAAATCGCTGCCGATCCAGGTCGTCTTCCTTGTTGATTAAAGAATCTTAATGATTCATTAACAATTTTAAGATATTTTAATAACCCACCCGCATAACCACCTGAACTAGTGATTCTACTTTCTTTACTTCGGATGTTAGACATAGATAAACCAATACCCGCAGCATCTGATGAATAGGTTGAAATATCGTTTAATGTGTTCAACAATCCGTTTCGTGAATCTGAATTATTATAATGTAACACACAAGACGCTAATTGGGGAACTTTAGTTCCTGAATTAATCATAATTGGTGTTGCCGGTGAAATTCTTTGTTCTGAAAGTGATTTGTAATAATCTAATGCCTCTTCAAATGTGTTAGTCACCCAAAGAGCAACTCTCATATACATATGTTGTGGTCGTTCAACTACCTCACCCGTCGGCATCTTTAAAAGATACATTTCTTGTAATGATCTCCAAGCAAAATAATCAAAGTTGTAATCATTATCGTGATGGATTACCGCATCTATAATTTGTTCACCATATAAATCAATAGTTTCAATTAACTTATCGTTAACAACACCGTGATTATTCAATAATTTCATAGTTTGTGAAAAACTATCATTTGTTTCTTTATGATATGATGATATCGCAACTGATGATGCTAATCTTGAATAGTCGTGGTGACTACCAGTATAAGATGCCGCAATTTCATATACCAACTTATCAAGTTCTTTTGTTGTAATTTCCCCTTCGGTAGGTACTGATGTGATAACTTTAATGAATATTTCATCAGAATTGACATTCAAACCTTTTGATGATCGTTTAACACGATTATAAATTTTTTGTGGATTAAACGCAGCCGAATCTCCACTTCTTTTAATAATTTTTAATGACATAGTTTTTTATTTTTTTTTAGAAATCGTCTGTAAATGATATTCCCTCGTTCAATTTAGCCTTTTGATATTCCATTGTTCTTGATTCAAAGAAATTACCTTTAGTTTCAACTGCAATTTGTTCCATAAATTTAAATGGTTGTTCAACATTAAACTGTTTCTTACATCCAAACTTAACCAATAATCCGTCAACAACAAACTCAAGGTATTGTTTCATTAAGTTAGAATTCATACCAATAAGTGACACTGGAAGTGATTCAGTAATAAATTCTTTTTCAATTTCAAGTGCCGATAATAGGATTTCTTTAATTCGTTTTTCAGATGGTTTATCTTCACAATGATTGTTTAATAAGTGAATTGCAAAATCACAGTGTAGGTTTTCATCTTTAAATATTAAGGAGTTTGCGTTACACAATCCTTGCATTATACCTCTTGATTTTAACCAAAAAATTGAACAAAATGAACCTGAAAAGAAGATTCCTTCAACCGCGGCAAATGCTACTAATCTTTCTTGGAATGACGCATTTTCAATCCAATCCAACGCCCATTTCGCTTTCTTTTGAACTGCAGGTAACCTGTCAATTGCGTTGAAACACTCGTCTTTTTCTTTCTCATTATTAATGTAGGTATCAATCAGTAAAGAATACATTAATGAGTGAATGTTCTCCATTGCCAACTGAAATCCATAAAAGAATTTTGCTTCAGGATATTGAACTTCTCGGTAAAAGTTTTCTGCCAAATTTTCATTCACAATACCGTCAGATGCCGCAAAGAACGATAATACATTCTTAACAAAATATTTTTCATTATCTGTCAACTTTTCCCAATCACGAATATCATTCGTTAAGTCAACTTCTTCAGCCGTCCAAAACGCCGCTTGGTGTTGTTTGTAAAATTCCCAAATATCATTGTGTTCAATTGGGAAGATAACAAACCTACTAGGATTTTCTTCTAAAATTTTTTCCATTCTAATAATTTTTAATTGTTTTGTTCTTTTTGTTTTCTTTTTTCCATCAACTCTTTAACTCGTTGACGTTGTCTTTCCTCTTTTTGTTCTTCAACACCTAAAAAAGTCATAGAACTTTCGGTATCAATTTCCAACATACCATTATCAAATTTGCAGTTTTCAAATACAACACCGTCATCACCGATTCTTGATTTGGTTATTGCAATAGTTGCCAATTTCATTTCTTTTTGTTGTAGTGATTTCGCCACAGAAATGATTACGTGTCCAACTTGTGCCTTTTTAATAGAACCACCCATTTGATCTGTTGTAACAACATCTGATGATATGGAGTTTCTATTACCTTGAGTTGCAGTCCATCCAGCAATATCAAGTTCGTGACACATTGATTCAAATCCCCTCATTACGGAACCCTCACTTTTCCACTCATCACCTAAATTTTTATCAGGAACAACGCAATCAATATAATCTAATAAAATCATATCAATTTTTTGTCCGTCAGCAATCATTTTTCTAACTTGATTTTTTATTTGTGACATCGTTACTGTGTCCGATGGCAATTTTTTCATAATCAACTTGTTAGACATACTCTCTTCAATTTCCTTTACTTTTGCCATTACTTCATCTCTTTTTTCTGACAATTCGTCAGGATGAATCTTTGTCCAAAGAGTAAAATGTTTTCTTTGAATTATCTTTGAGTTGTCTTCAAAGAATATCTGAAGAACGTTGTTTCCCATATTAAATGCGTGATTAGCAATCTTGGTTAACAAAGTTGATTTACCAACACCTGTTGGTGCTAAAACAACTCCGATTTCACCTTTCGCCAAACCACCTTTTAATAATCTATCAATACCAGGAATTCCCATTGGGATTGGATGTCTATAGTCGTCATCCAAAACTTGATCCAAGTTACTAAAAACACTTTGAGTATTTGTGTCTTTCTCCCCTACTTGGAGTGCTCCTCTAAACATTTCTTCAATGGTGTCATAGTTTTCAAATTCACCACCGTCAACGATTTTTTGAGCCTTACTCATTACTTTTACTACCTCTTGTTGTTTACAAAACTTAAGAGCCTTTTCTTGAACAAAATCCCCCCCATCTATAGGTGCATCCTTGATTTTGGTAATCATATCCAATACTACTTTGGATGCCATTTCCTGTTGAAGTTCTGATTTTGTAACTTGTTCTAATGTGTCAAATGATGGTGTGTGATTATACTTTTTATAATACTCTTTCACCATTTGAATAATGATTTTGAAATACTTGTTTTCAAAATAACTTGATTCAATCACATCAATAATTGATTGTGAAAAATCCTTGTCTAAAATAATTTGATTCAGTAATTGAATCTGAAAATTGTTACCTAAATAATCAAAATTTTTGTGTGTCGCCATAGTTTTTTAATTTGTTTGTTAAGATAAATAGTATCAAACTAAACTAAATCCTGCATACTCAAAATTAAATTTTTTACCTGAAAAAATGTCAGTCAGGTCGGATAATATCCCTTTTAGTTGTGGGCGTAGGTCCACAGTATATCTTACCTTTGGAGGGTATACTTTAGCGTCAAACACTCTATGACAAATTGTCATATCTCCAATTCTAATTATCATATTAAAGTTCTCATTACCATCAGTATTTGATGTATTAAGAACATCAGGATTTTCCTGAATTTCATACTGATTGTCTAACATATACACAATCGTTCTCATCTTTAAATCTCTCTTTAATTTGTCACACAAATCCTCAATATAATCGTGGACATCCAACGAATTTTTTGAAGAAGGGTTTAATCCTCTAACATTAAAGAATCTCTGAACGATAATGTTTTCGTTACATTTCAATATGAATTCCACTTTTGTAAAATCTAAATCTTTCATAAATTTGTTTTTTTGTTTCTGTAATTTGTTTTTTCTTTTCTTGTTAATTTTAAAAATGGTTTTAAAAAATTTACCCAAGCATCATCACCTTTTGGTAGATATTTGAAAAACCCGTCTTCCATCATCATTTTGATTAAGTTCCTGTATCCCCTTCCGTCAGGATCCAAAGTTTCTGAATAATACAATTCAACCAACTCCTTTCCTTCATCATTTATTAACGGATTAGATAAATCAACTAATATCTGATTTATGGTAAAGAACTTATCTCCAATCACCCCCTCTTTGGTTTTTCCACTTGATAGATTATTCAAAACAACACTTTTATTTTGACTCTCTAACAACTTTCTACCTTTGTTTAAAATATCGGTAAATGATACTTGCGAATCAAGTATCTCTGGAAATAATTTAACCAATGTTTTCTCACCAAGTAGGCTAATACCATCAATATTATCTGATGTATCACCGGCAATTATTTTAAATGTTTTTATATTATAATGGGGAATACTATGTTCTTTGATTTTTATTTTATCACCATTTTTATAATATCTTTTTTGTTGTGGGGAATATATCGTCACTCTTTCCGAAATAAGTTGAGTGAGATCCTTATCTGATGAAAATATCGTCTTATCCTCATCTTCGGATATTTGACAATAATACGCAATTAAATCATCCGCTTCCGAATTATCTACCTCCAATTGTCTAACAAACATCTCTTCAAGATATTGTTTTACTCTTTGTTTTTGATTGTCGAATGAATACACTTTGTCTTCAGTGTAAGATGATTTACGATTTCCCTTATATTTTGGGTATAGTAATCGTCTTTGGGATGAATTTTCGTCTCCATCCCAAAAAACAACCACTTTATTGAAGTAGGACTCCTCCAAGAATTTGCGTAGAGTATTTAGAAAATGCCAAATACCCCCGACGTGTTCACCTTCATTAAAAAAATCTTTAACTCCGTGAAAACCTATTTTTAATAAATTGTTACCATCAACAATTAATGTTTTGTTCATTTTAATACGATTAACTCGTTCTACAATATATTAACCTTCAAATTCCTCTTCTTCGGCGGATTCATCTAACGAATAGTTAGAACCACCCAATTTTGTTTCCCAATAATCAGAATACTCTTTTTTGTATTTATCTAAAGATTCTTTACTATCTACGATATATCCTTGTGGAACCGCAATAATTTTACCATCTTTATATCCAATACCATTTACGTGATTCTTCAATATTGAGATTTTTGTTCTGATTGCAAATGATACTTTTCTACCATTTTTAGTCGCATCAATGTGACTAATACCTGCTTTCTTCTGATTACCAAATAAGAACACCAATGAAGATGCTAACCATATTGCCTCACCACCTTTTGCCTTGATTTCAGGTTGTCCAAACGGATTATCAGGAAGTAACACCCAAGGTTGATTTAAAATCACGAGAGTGTTGTAATAGGGGTATTCTTCTTTTTTAGATTTTGATATTCTTGAGTGAATACCCATACCAATTTTATCAGCTAAAACTTTAGCATTGTGCATTCCACCACCTTTTCCTTCAAAAGTCATTTGACAAGGTACCGATCCAATTGAATCCCACAAGAATAAAATACTATAAGGGATATCTCCCTTTTCTTGTGCGTCCAAAATATCATTAATAAATTCAGTTGCTTGTTCAATTGTATCAAACGAATCGTTAAAGATGAACATCCCATCGTATTCACCATCCTCATTTTTTTCTGCTTGTAATCCCAACTCAATCGCGTGTTCCCAAGACCATTTCTTTTCAGTAATAATAAGAACAGGTAAATGTCCTTTTCGTTGTGCGTCCGCCGCAGCAAGAATCATTGCGGTTGTTTTTGATGTGTTTGAGTGTCCCAAGAACATATTTATACCACCCATAATAGGACCTGGTAATCCACAAGCTTCCATAAAAGCCTCACCACAGTTATAATAACTTTCAGGTTTATATTTAGTTTTGGTTGAAAATTTACTTTTGATAGTATCAAATGATACTTCTTTCTTTTTGATCGCCATAATAGTTTGTTTTGTTAAAAGATAAAAAAAGGTAGTGACTTTGTAAATCACTACCTACACTATAGGTTCTTTTTTTTAGAATGGTAATTCTTCGTCAATTTCCTCATTTACTTGAGGATCAACAACAGGTGCCGGGTTTGGTTTAGAACCTCCGATAGAAGTTTCTCCAACCTCATTATTGGCATAAACATAACCACCTTTATCTGAATCCCATCTTGGAGTTTCTCCACGAGAAATTGCTTCAAGATAATCCACAGGTTTTTTAGAGTAAACATCCTCCCAAGTTAATTCATCATTAACCCACTCTGACATTGTGTCGGCATCTTCGTGAAGTGGTGCCGGGTCGTCATACATAACTGTTTGGATTACTGTGTATACAGATCCTGTGTTAGTTTTTGCCTTTGTCAACTCCAAAATCAAATCTCTCCCTTTATCAGCGTCGGTAACATCACCTTTTGCTTTCCAAATAGGAATAATTTTGTCAAGAATACCTTCTTGTTTGTAATTGTGTTTAAATCTCCAAAATTTAACACCGTCTTGTTCGTTATCACGATCAACAACTTTCACGATATAAAATTTACGAGCTTTATATTGTTTGGCAATTTCCTTATCGGAATCTTTACCCGTTGACATTAAATCATCGTGAACTTCGTTTAGTGGTGAACGCTCATTGTCGTTTTTACCTGGATCATAAAGTTTAACCCATTTTCCATCAACTTTAACCTCGTGGAACCATACCTCTTTAAAAGGTGAAGAACCATCAGGTGTTGGTAGGATTCTTAGTCGTTTTTGACCTTGTTTTTCACTGTCTTTAAGAATTGCAGCAAAATATTTTTTCATTCTTTCGTCCGAAGACATTTTTGAGGTAGAAGATGAACTACCTTGTTTTGAGTTCTCGTATTGAGCCAAAACCGCATCTAAAACATTGTTTGTCGCCATATATTTGTGTTATTAAAAGTTTACAATAGAAAGTATAAATATAAAAAGTGTCGCAGTCAATATGTATGTAAAAATTAAAAGAAGGACACTGATGTTCCTCTCTTAATTAAGGCATCATATCTTCGTCATCGTAGGTATTAAAAGTATCTTGTATTTGTTTTGGTGAAAAATCCTCAACCTCATCTTTAGTTAAGATATATTCTTCTCTACCTTGTTTTTCAAACTGATCTTCTTTGTCTTCAAAATAATCAGATAGTTTTTGGTTAAAAGGTCCAGAATCTAAACTTCTTAATTCAAGTTTTTCTTCAGGAGTTTTAGGTCTAAATTTTTCAATTTTTTGTTCCAATGAATTAACCGCATTCATTAGGTTATCCATTTCACCTAACCTACTTTCCAAATTTTCAAGTTGTTTAAATAAGTTATCAAAATATTCTTCTTGTTTTGTTTCAATATTTTTTTGTGTATTAACTAAATCAGTGATATCAAGTTCTTCTTTATCATCCTCATCTTTACCGATTTCTTCAACTTCAGGGTCTTGAGCCACATCAATTGGTTCAGGTGTTGTCCCCGCTTCAGGTGCGGGTGGTGGAGGTAAAGCTCCAGGTGCTGGTGGAGTTTCCATACCAGGTTCAGGTGGTAATCCTGCATCAGGTAATGGTGGAAGTGCTGCTGGATCCGGTTCAACGGGAGCGTCTTGTTCCATTATGTAATTATTAATTGAATTATATCTGTTAATCTCTTCTAATATTTTTTTATCTATTTTCATATTAACCATTTAATAATTGTTTTATACCTGTTTTGGTTTCAACTTGGATTTTTTTATTTGTGTTCATCGTGTTGTCAACTCGTTCAATTAAACCATCTTTCATTCTAAGGGTGTAACAATCTCCAGTATCTAAATCACAAACTTCTTTATAACCATTCCCTTTATCTTTTTCCGTAACTCTTGTGTTTTTACCCAAGTAGTTATCCAAAATTAATTTAGTATTATTCATATCCATTTTTATTTATAAATATCATAACATTACAAAAAATTAAAGTTTTGGACTAATTTGTCTAGATTGTTCAATATTACTTTTTGTTATTATTATTGTAATTTATTTTACCCACCTTTTTGAAGGATGGTATTATATTCGGTGTATGCATCTCCAAAAGGTTTTTCTAATTTTTTCTGATCTTGTTCGGTTAAAGTGTCAAACAATTTTTGAGATTCTTGTACCGGATAGTTGTTCATATAAAATTTAGAGAACGCCTCACCATATTTAGTTTCGTCAGTTGTATTATTACCCGTTACATAATTTTTTATAACATATAAACTAGGTCCATATTTTGCAATCATAAAATTTATAAATTGTTCAAAAGATGGAAATACCGCCAAAGGAATGTTTTTACTATTACAATAGTAGTTGTTTTCAAAATATTTTTTTGAATCTCCATAATTAAAATTTAACGATATTAACCCATAATTGTTACCGTAAGATTTAAAGACATTGGACGGTTTTGTTATTACCGTCATAATACCATATATAAATGATCCCAAAATTTTTGAATCGTTACTATTCCCATTTTTACTGACTAATTCATTTATTTTATCCACAACATCTTGTTTATTGATTGGTTCCGATGTTAAATTTTCAGCATTTGTAAAATTCTTATAATCGTTATTTAATAACCCAGAACAAGCCTGATTCACATTAAGAGTTGTATTATTCTCATTAGCATTATTTAATTTATTTGCCGTTTGAGATAAATTGTTGACAGATTTTTGAGTATTAATATCTTCATTTTGTTTAATTTTTTCTCGTATATCATTTAGTATCTTGGTACTGATTGATTGTATAAAACTTTCAATTTTAGGTATACTATAAAAAGGTTGTCTTTGCCCTTCAAAAGTCGTATCAAATCCGTTTTCAGAAATTCTATGAACAACTTTAGTTATCATATATGGTCCACTAAATAATGGAACATTTCTTAAATTAAAATACATCATAGGTTGTATCAAGGCATTACCCATCATATCAATACTACATTTGTAACTTCTATTTTTATAAACATTATATAATGAAACACTTTGAGTGTAACTTCCTCTATTTCTAGACTCATTAGCCATTTGGTTTAAAACTTCTAAAGATTCTGTGGTTGGTAATCCCGGATCTTGAGAAATGTCAAGTTGTTTAAAGATTTGTTGATTTTGTGGCCCAATATCCACATTAAAACCAACAACTTTATTTGATGTTGCCCAATCTGTTTTATTTTCTTGACTCTCCACCAATGGATTGTCAGTTGCTCTTCTTAAATCAAAGGCATCATCTCTATATCTATAATCAACATTATCGTTAATTGCCAAATGTTCACTTGGTTTATTAGCATAGAAACAAACAAATTTTGATGTGGTTTCCCTATAATCAACATTTAAATAAGTCCCAAATAAACTATTCGCAAATTCTAAACTACCTTCAGGTCTTGGTGTGGCATTTTTACTTACATCTTTAATATTGTAAAAATTTGCAAATGCGGGAATTACAAAACTTACAAAATTATTTTCGGTTAGTATTGTGTTTATACAATCCAACATTCTATTTGTTGCAAGTGAGCTATCTATTAAAGTCTTTAATTTAAAAATGTCAACATATATTTGTTGTCCAACATCTCTACTTGCTCTATCCATTAAAAGAACATCTTCAAATAAAGTTTTGTTTTTAAAGTCTGTCCCTGAAATCCAAGTATCGTTAATACTTTTAAATAAGTCCCACAATTCGTATCTAGTTTGTTCCCCCTCGTAATCGGCTCTAACTTTAGAGTTTGTCTGACTAATATTGACATTAGGGAGTTCTTTCCTTAATTTAGTCATTTCTAAATCCAATAAAGTATTAATATATGTATTACTTTTGTTAATGTAACTATCCATTAAATTTTTGAATTTAGTTGAATTGAAATTACTATCTTCCAACTTTTGGGTTGCGTATATTTTAATTAATGGTGATAATCTCTTAATTGAGTTATCGGTGAACTCAATGTTCATATCCAAAAAGAAGTCGGTTATATATGAGCCATTATCATCATATACTAATTCAGGTATTTCTGAAAAACCAACATATGTCTCCAAAGTTTTCCAAGTTTCAGGATTTTGTGTTTTAGATTGTAATAAAGTTATTGTCCCACCGGCACTTGGTAAACTATTTGGTGAACCAACATTATACCCTTGGAAACTATACGGATCAATTATGATTTGATTTGAATACGAATAGAATAATTTTTTATCAAAATTTGATGGGTTACCATATTTCATAGTAACTTTATATTCCATAAAGGAACCTAACACTTGTTGGAAATTTTTAACCTGTGACTCCTGAATTTCATTAATCGTCACCGATCCGTTTACATTATCTTTTGGTTTTGGCACCTTCATTAAAGATCTCATCAAGGATTGGAAATTATTATTAGTAATTTCATTTGTGGTGTCGGTACCAAGGGTTGGTTTTATATTTGTGTTGTAATTATATACTGAACGACTAAAGTTTAAAAACTCGTTCTCCATTATATCTAAAATATCTTTTTCAAATGTTGTAAATAATTCACTTATTTTTGAATATTCTGATGTTACCCCACTAATTGAAAACGCTTGTTGTATTTCCTCATTATTTTTTATATGTTTCAAATAACTATTTGGTAATGGTTTTGATAACTTATCATTGTCAAAATATCCATAATTTGGTGCTTTCCAAAATAATCTTAC